CGGGCCCTCATCCTCGGCCAGCTCTACCGAAATATCCTCGCCGTCAAACGGTGTCTGCTCGTCATCCTGAAGGCGGATATTAGGGTTTGCGACAAGGGCCATGAATTAAATCCCGTAGAGTGGTTCGGGCGGTTTGCCCAGATGTTGCCTGCTGTCCTCGTAGTCCTGCTGCACCTCGTCCTGACGGAGCGCGAAGCCCGTCCGCCTGAGATATCGCATCGCCATCGAGACCGTGTCCACCAGATCGTCATGCTTGGCTTTCGGAAACCGCATGCACTGGCTTATGACCTCGTCGGCCCATGCTTTGTCGGGGCAGTACACTAGCCCCTCTTCAAATAGGTGCTGCACCGAGTAGAGCCTAGCCATCTTGTCGATCGAGCCGGGGTCTTCCAACTGAACGCCAAAGTTCCTACCAGAATACATCCTTCGCAGCTCCCGCGCAACTGGTAGGCCTACGGTCTTGTTTTCTATAAGTAAAGTCGAAACTTTCCACCGAAGGCACGTCTCGGCCACCTCTGTGACCAGCTCGGGCATCTCAAGGTGCTTCGACCATGCATGCATCATCATGATGCGGGGTGGGACCTCCCGTTCGTCATATGTACGTACAACGTGCGTCATGTGACCATCGCGGTTCAGCATGCGGGTCGCGTGGGTCTTGGGGTCATCGGTCCAGACGCCCCAAACCGTCATGGCCGACGGGTCGTTTTCTTTCTTCTCGGTCATAGCCGTGTCGAGTGACGCCATGATGAAGTCAAACGGCGGGTATTTTTCTTCCTCCCACAAGTTCCAATGCTTGCGCTTGATGATACCGCCATCTTCTGGGGTCGGCAGCTGCTGGAACTGGCCTGACGAGGCATACTTGCCCATGATCCGTTTGTCGCGCTCGACGACGTGGCGGGGAAACCGGTCTGGGAAAAACAGTTCGCCCTTCTCGGTGCGCTTGTCACGCCAGCCCAGCATGGTCGGCATGGCACGATCGGGGTCGTACTCCATCGGGATCATGATGTGATCGTATCCGAGCTGCTTCTCGAGGATCACGCCGGACACGTCTTCTTCGTGCAGGCGCTGCATGATCACCACGATGGCGGACTTGTTGGGGTTATTCAGGCGGGTCGGGATGGCGCGCTCAAAAGTCTCGGTCACCGTCTGGCGCTCGGCTTCGGAGTTGGCGCTGTTCACCGAGTGCGGGTCGTCGATGATGACGCGGTCGCCACGAGATCCGGTGATTGAGGTCATGGCGATTGCCTGCCTGAACCCGCTAGCCGTGGTTTCAAACTTGGTCTTGGCGTTTTGGTCGCCTGTTAGGACAACGCGGTCGCCCCACAGCTGTTGATACCATTCCGATTGGATCAGGCGCCGCATCTTGGTGCTATCGCGGATAGCTAGGTCCACATTGTGCGCCGCGCAGACGTAGCGCAGGTAAGGCATATTCTGCGGACCCCATTCCCAAGCTGGCCACAAGACGTTGACCAGTAGGGACTTCATCGCGCCGGGAGGGACGTTGATCAGCAGGCGGTTATAGTACTGCTTGTCGTCGATCATCATTTCGTTGGTGATGGCGGTCAGATGCTTGGCGATCGCATTGATATGCCAATTGTGGATGTATTCTTGTCCGGGCTCGATCACATGCCACGCCTGTTTAATGAACTCCACGAGGGATTGCTCGCACAGCTCCTTGTCGACATTGTACATCGATGCCTTAAGGTTGATCATCTCGCCATCGACGGGGATTAAGGTCATCCGATCAAAGCCTCGGCTCGGTTCACAAACTCGATGAGCAGTTCGGAAAGTTCCTCGGCGCGACGGTCGCTCTCTGCCGCCCAGATCGCGTTCTCGCCCTCGACCAGCTCCCAAGCGGCGTTGGCAACGGCTGACCAGCAACGTTTGATAGCTGGTTGAAGGTGGTCCCAATCTAAGGAAAGGTTAAAACCATCCTTTTTCATCTGGGCGCACCAAGCCTCATAAAGCTTCTGGCTCAATTCATCATTCGTGATCATCAATCCGCCTTTAGGGCTATCTGCGCCTCTTCAATGATGGTCCAGAGCGCCTGACGCATCTCATGGCCTTTGCGAACGCTGTCTGGCCGCGCATGTGCCACTGTCGTTTGGATTATGCCTATGGCAACGTCGGCCACGCGCCGCCAAGCTTGCTTGGCTTCATGATCAGATTTATGCCAAGAATCAAGCTCTGCCTTGCTTTCCCAATAAGCCTTACGCAATTCCGAGGCCAAAGCTTCCCTCATGGCTTGTAGTCCTTCCTGACGTTGCCTTTGATTTTTTTCCTATTCTCAAACCTCTCCTCAAGCGAAGCCCGTTCGCCCAGCATTTCGGCTGGCCGCTTCATGCGCTCGGCTTTGAGCATATCAATGCGGGCTTTATCGCGGGCGATCCAAACCTCGTCCTGCATCGGGGTATTGTTCTGGATCAGATGCTCGAGATACTGCAGGATGTCGCGGGCGTCGGCGACCTCTTGGCTCTTTGGCTTTACCTTGAATAGGGCCACCATCAAGCTCTCGATCGTGTTCTGGCACACAGACATGCTCTTGACGATCGCGTCGTAGTCTCTGCGCGGGACGCGGACGGCCACCAAAAGCTCGAGTTCTTTAATCCTTGCCTGCGCCTTTTCCAGCGCCTCTGCCAATTCCGTTAACATCATCTTCTTTCTCCTTATCCCATGAAAATTTAGGCAGCGTCACTGGCGGGCGCTCCCGATACACATCCATCATCTTAATCTTCTGTAAAGCCTTCATCCTCGCCGCTATCATCTTGTCCTTCGTACTCGTAGTCTTCGTCTTCTTCGTAGCCATCCCGTTTGCCCCCTGCGGCAATTTGTAGCGCCTGCTTAATCGCAAGCAGTTGGTTTACATCAAGTCCCTTCACATCGATGACCTTGCCCTCGATCTGCTTCACGTTCGCGTTTACGTCGATCTTATCGCCATAACGGAAACGCTGCAGCCGGATCGCATGCCAGCGCCGATCGTTAATTAGCTCTTTCATACGGTCGACCGGAAGATCCGCCCACTCGCCTCGGCCGACGATTATGTCTTCCATTTCTGACAATTTGATCTCGATCGACGCTTCGCGCGCGCGTGAGTATTCTGCCAGAAAGAACGGATCTCGGTTCAATTCCCGATAGATTGTCCTAATTTCCACGGCAATTTCTTCGTCTTCCACAATCGCAGTCAAAGACCGACCATCTGCGATCTGCTCGCAAACGTGCGTCTTTTCTGCTTGCGTCATTATTCCTCCCGGCGGTCGTCCCATTTGAAATCTCCATCTGCCCGAGCGCATAATAACTGTCACTGACAGAAAAACCAGAACTTTTATACGTAGTGAAAACTAAGCAAATCTCACTATGTATCCACTAAGTATTAAGTATATGATATATCTATATAATATATATATATATAGATATATAGTTAGTTAGTTATAAGACTGGTTTGTATTTTTATCTGAAAACAGTCTTAAGGCTACATATCTATCTCTTATATTTAAAGGGTATATAGATAGGGTATTTATGTATATATAAGCACTAAGTAACTATATAAGCTAAGTATTTGATATTGTTTAACTATTTTTACTAAGTGAAAAACTAAGTAACTATGTATCTTTCAAACACCCGTCACAATGCTATGGTGTATTGCTCGAACAGCAAAGGAGACCGTCCGCATGATCCTCACCACCAATTTAGCCTTCTCAATCAACATCCCATCCCAATCCGACCCTGAAAGGATATCTACCATGTCATGGAATTACCGCGTCATCTACCTGCCTAAAGCCCCAGACGACGATTCGTTCTTCAACAACGATTCATTCGTAATCCGCGAAGTCTATTACAACGACGCGGGCGAGATCGAGTTCTGGTCCGAGGAAGACGCCTCACCGATCGGCGAGACGTTCGAAGAACTCTGCGACGACTTCGACCTGATGCAGGAAGCCTTCGAAAAGCCGATCCTCATGCTTACCGAAGAAGACGGCGAAGCCAAGCTCGTCGCCTTGGATGACGAGGACGAAGTTGACGAGGACGAAGACGAGGAATAATAAATTCTCGTTGGCCCTACTGCATTGTGTTCGCGGTTTGGTCGAGCGGCTGATACGTCCGCATTGGTAGGACACAATGCTGCCACGCTGTACGGGGGCGTGGCTTAAGACAATGCTTGGGGACCATTTCCAGAGTATAGCCCGTGCCCCTTAAAACACGTACTGCCCCCGGAACACTGGCCGACCGCCTACAATCTCGCAAAGTTCCGGGGGCATCATTACCCCATCCTCATCGAACGTCAGCACCGCAAAGCCCTGCTGGGCCCTGCTAGGGGCGCCCTCGGTGTATTGGAACTGAGGACCGTTAGGATCGGCCATAGTGCCCGTCTCTACGCCCCAGCGGGTTCCGCGGCGGTCTCTAACAGCAGTGACTTGAAGCTGGTGGGTGTGGCCCGTAACCGTGCTAATTCCAGCGTTGACGGAGCTATTATAGCCCGAATGTATCCCTGATCTGAAACGATGGCGAATTTCTGTTCCGTTGATATCGAAGGCCCATGCGATTTCCCAGTCTGGGAAGTGCTCTTGAAGGGACATAATGTATCCATCAAGCTCGTTCGCGTTACTGGCGATGTAGTTGTCGATGCGGATATCATGGTTTCCCATGGTCCAGAGGCGTTCGCGGGTCTTTGGAAGTAGTTTGAGCCAAGCTTTGGCTGTCTCGATTTCTTTTTCAATTTTTGGCGCTCGTGCGCCACGGGTCGGAAGGTGCCGGCTGATCCTAGCGCCATCAATAACGTCTCCGTTCAAGATGATTCCATGCACCTTGAGCATCTTACATACTTTGACGAAAGCTTTATAAATTAAGGGCGGGTCGCCGTCCCATATGTGGATATCTGATCCGATCGTCCAGACTGAATTGGGAATTTCCTTTGCCACCATCCGCGGGTACATCCACTGGCCGACGGTGGGCTTGTCTGGCGGGCCGTTGGGATATTTGGTTTGCGCCCGGGTCAGTCGCGCCTTGAAGGTGTTTGGTGGTAGGCCTGTGGCCTTTGCGGCTGCGTGGGCGTTCTTGCCAGACTGCTCGTAAACACGCAGCGTCTCGATCATTATCTCATCTGATAGAGGGTGTGCAGGCATAAAGACCTCCTATGTCCTTATGCCTACTAACATATTTATTGTGACAATTATAGAACGTGCCCCGCGTTCATAGCGCCACCCAGCGCGTATAGCGCGTCCATCCTGACCCTGTTACCTTCTTTGAGCCTGCCGTCGTAGCAGAAGGCGAACTGGCGGCCGCGCTCGTATTGCCAGACGTCTGCATAGGAAAACTTGTCGGAAGCCAGTGGTAGGCCCTTCTTGGCCTCCTCGTAGCCCTTCCTAAAAGCGGCGCAGCTAATGATGCTGCGAAGGGTCACCTGCCGTGTTTTTGCGTTTGCCATGATCAGTACCCCATCTCGGTTGCGAATGCATCATACTCGGCCTTCACCTGCGCCAATTGGGCTTTGAGGATGCCGTTCTCGTCGACGGCCTTAGCGAAGGCCTTGCGGGTCACCTTCAGCTCGGTGCGGAGGTACAGTAGGCCATCGAGGAAACCACGGTCCCACGCGTCGCGGTATTCTGTCCCACGGGGATATGGATTGTCGATCGAGTGACCGCCCGAGCGGGCGTGGTATTCAGCTTCTGCGCGAATGGTATCTAGCATTGGTAATCTCCTATTTAATAAGGGGTGGGGGCCGAAGCCCCTTATTGTTACGAGTGATGCAATGCGTTGTGAGCTTCGACGTCGTATGCCTGAATGCTTTTGATGCGGTTTTTGAGATACGCAATGGTATCTGGCTCGTCCCAATCGCAGGTCGCAAGGTTAAACGATTCACATGTTCGATTGCCATCAAGCGGGTCCCACGTCCAACCACTTTCAAGCCAGATCATGACACGGTCGTCGTTAATATCTATATCAATCTTTTGATCGATACGCTTGTCGTTTTTAATGGTTGAGAGGATGTTGGCTGGTGTAAGCTTTGTCATTTTCGTCTCCATCTAGGGGGCCTCGTTGCCCGCCCGATTGTTATGACACAGATTAAAACATATTGCAAACAAAAAAATGCACTCAACTAAATAAAAAAATAGGGCCGCCCGAAGGCAGCCCCAAGTCATGTATTAGGAGGAGCTGAAGGATAGGCTTTCTTGATAATCTTGTCCAGTTTAGCCGCGCGCTTCTTATTGCCATTGCGAACGGCCGCGGCGTAGGCCTGAACAAGCTCGAGTAGGGTAGGTTGTCTCATTTATTTACTATCTCATGGATGGCCATTGATGTAGCAATCTTTTGAACCAGCTGGTCGGCTGGCATTTTCATAATTGTCATGGCGTAATTGATGGTTTCAAAAGCCATAGCGGAAATTATAGCTAAATCCCTATCGGCTTTCGGCATGTGGGCATTAGCCTCGTGGAACACCGCTTCAAGCCTCATGATCTCGCGCAGCATATCTTTGGCCAGTTCTTGCTGTTCGTTCATTGTTCGTCCTCCAATTGCCACAACCCATGATCCTGCAAAACGCTTTTAGTGACAT